CACGAGGTAAAAGATCATTAGCAATTTCTGATAGAAGTGGGGCTCAATTTCCATATAGAGAAATGAGAAAAGAATGGAATGGTTCTATTGTTCATTTTACTGAGTATGAACCAAAGCATCCTCAATTAGATCCTCCATATCATCCAGCTGATCCTCAAGCATTAATTATGCCAAGAGCAGATATTAGACCAGGTGGCGGATGTGAAGTACAATTAGATTTATATTATTGGCCAGGACAATATTTAGCAAATGGAATGCAGCCTGGAATTAGTGGAGATGAAATTAATTATAAAAGATCTGCAGCAACAAGTGTTGGAGATGTAACAATAGTAATATCATGACATACGCAGAACTATTATCTAATATAAGAAGTTATACAGAAGTAGATTCATCAGTATTAACTGATAGTCTTTGTGATACATTTATTAAAAATTCTGAATATAAAATATTTAGAGAAGCTGATTCTGATTATGCTAGAGAATATGCTACTTCAAGTTTTAACTCTGGTAATAGATTTTTACTTTTACCTGATGATAATACAGACGAAGGAACAACTACTATTAGAAGAGCGTTAATAGTTAGATCTGTTATTGTAACTAATACTTCTTCTAATCAAGTATCTTTAGAGCCTAGAGATGATACATTTATAACTGAATATAATAGTTCAGGATCTACTGGATTTCCTAAATACTATGCAATGTATAGAGAGAATGCTATTCAAGTAGCTCCAATACCAGCTGCAGCATATCCAGTAACATTAGATTATGTTTATACACCTGATAATTTAAGTACTACAAATACTACAACTTATATTAGCGAAAATGCCCCAGAATTATTATTATATGCTTGTTTAGTAGAAGCCTTTGCATACTTAAAAGGACCGATGGATATGTACAAACTATATCAAGACAAGTATAATACAGCATTACAAGGCTTTACGATTGAACAAACAGGTAGAAGACGTAGAGACGAGTATTTTGATGGTTCATTAAGAATTAAAATTAATTCACCATCACCATAAAAACTATAAGGAGTACAATATATGGCAATAGCACAAGCAGTATGTAATTCTTTTAAACAGCAAATTTTAGAAGCACAACATAACTTCGCAACAGGCGGAAACGTTTTTAAATTATCCCTTTATACATCAGCAGCAAACTTATCAGCTTCAACAACTGTTTACACTTCAACTAACGAAGTAGCAAACACTGGTCAGTATACAGCTGGAGGCGGTACTTTAACAGGACAACAAACTTCACTTGATACAGGTGTAGCAATTGTTGACTTTGCAGATTTATCATTCACAGGAGTTACGCTAACAGCAGCGGGAGCTTTAATTTACAACACATCAGCAACTAATAAAGCTGTTTGCGTTCTAGATTTTGGTGGAGATAAAACAGCAACAGCAGGAACATTTACAATTGTGTTCCCAGCGTTTACATCAGCGAATGCAATATTAAGAATATCATAGAGGTAGCTTTATGGTGTTCGTTATTAACGACAGAGTCAAAGAAACAACTGCGACAACTGGAACAGGCACTGTTACATTAAGTGGTGCTCAGTTAGGTTTCCAAAGTTTTTCTGATGGTATCGGAGCAAGTAACTCAACTTACTATTCGATTGCTTTAGGCAATCAATGGGAAGTGGGCATTGGCTCGTTAACGAACGCCACTACCTTTACAAGAGACACAGTAATATCTAGCTCTAACGCTAGTAGTTTAGTAAGTTTTAATACAGGGATTAAAGATATATTTTGTTCTTTACCAGCAGAATATACACCATCTCCTTCAATGCTTGCACAAAAATTTGTAAATACACATGCAACATCTATTACAGAAACACAAACAATAGAATCAGGTGTACTTGCAGGACCAGTAACTTTAACGAGTACTTTAACTGTAACAGGAACTTTGGTAGTAATATAATATGTCTAAAATAGAAGTTAATGCAGTTGAACCACAATCAGGAACGACCTTAACATTAGGTGCTTCTGGAGATACAGTTGCTTTAGCAGCAGGTGCTACTTCAACAGGATTTGGTGCAACATACAATGGAGCAGTTAATTGGAGTTCAACTATTTATGCAACAGATTTTACAGCAGTAAGTGGAGTTGGTTATTTTGTGGATACAACTTCTGGAGCAGTAAATGTAACATTACCAGCTAGTCCATCTTTTGGTGCTATAGTTGCAGTTAAAGATTGGGCAAGTACTTCAGCAACAAATAATATTAATATATTAAGAAATGGAAGTCTTATAGAAGGTAATGCTACTAATGCTCGATTAGCAAATCATGGTCTTTCTACAACATTAGTTTACTCTGGAGCAACAAGAGGTTGGCAAGCAGTTGATACAGGAGATGTTAATGACCTTCAAATACCAGCATTTGTCACAGCAACAGGTGGAACAATTTTAACATGTGGAAATTATAAAGTTCACGTATTTACAGGACCTGGATCTTTTGTAGTAACAAGTGGTGGAAATGATGAAGGATCTAATTCAGTAGAATATATGGTTGTAGCAGGTGGTGGTGGAGATGCTGGTTATGGAGCAGGTGGTGGTGGAGCTGGTGGTTTTAGAACTAACTATCCAAGTCCAGCAATTGCAGGATTACCAGTAACAGCAACAACTTATCCAATTACTATTGGAGGTGGAGGAGGAAATCCTTTCCCCGCACCTAGTGGAACACCTTCAGTTTTTTCAACAATAACGTCATCGGGTGGAGGACCAGGCGGTGTAGGATTTGGTGCAGGACCAGGACCTGGAATTCCAGGAGGATCTGGTGGAGGCGGTGGATCTGCTTCTGGTGGCCCATATCCAGCAGGAACAGGAAATACACCTCCAGTAAGTCCACCTCAAGGTAATCCTGGTGGAACGGGTGGACCTCCTAGTGGAACATATTCTTCAGGTGGTGGTGGTGGAGCTTCTCAAGCAGGTACTAATTTCGCACCAAACGCAGGTGGTCCAGGAGGAAATGGTTCTTATTGGCCAAACCCAGCATTTGGACCAACAGCTCCTTCTTATGGAACAACAGGACCAGTTCCTGGAGTTAGATATTTTGCAGGTGGAGGTGGTGGTGCAAGTTCAACTAATAATGGAGGAACACCAGGTACTGGAGGAGCTGGTGGTGGAGGAAGAGGAGGATCAGATGGAGCTTTTCCTACTAATAGTGGAGGAACTGTAAACACAGGTGGTGGATCTGGAGGTTTTGTAGTACCAGGTGGTGGAGCTGGCGGATCAGGAATAGTTGTAATAAGATATAAATATCAGTAAAAATTATGGCAGGAATATTAAGAACAGATACAATACAGAATTCAAATACGAGTACTATTATTACTCAAACTAATAGTACAACTATTACAATTGGAACAACAGGACAAACAGTTGCTCTTGCATCAGGAGCCTCGTCTAGTGGTTTTAGTAGAACAGGAACAGTAAACTGGGACACAACTCCTAAAACTACAACAGTAACAGCAGTTTCAGGAACAGGCTATTTCGTAAATACAACATCAGGAGCAGTTACAGTAAATTTACCAGCAGGAACAGCTGGTGCAATAGTTGCTTTATCAGATTATGCAGCAACTTGGAATACAAATGCAGTTACAGTTAATGCAAATGGATCAGAAAAAATTGGAGGAGTTGCAGCTTCTGCAAGTTTAAATACTCAAGGTCAAGCAGTTACATTTGTTTATGTAGATTCAACACAAGGATGGATTAACGTAGGTGATGCAACAAAAGTTACAGGAAACGCATTTGTAGCAGCTACTGGTGGAACAATTACAACTTGTGGTAATTACAAAATTCATACATTTACAGGACCAGGTACTTTTCAAGTTACACAAACAGCAACATTACCAGCAAATAACGTAGTAGATTATTTAGTAGTAGCAGGAGGTGGAGCAGGCGCGGGTGGAGTAGGTGGTGGAGGTGGTGCTGGAGGGTATAGAGAATCAGTTCCAAGTCCAGCAGCATGGACAGCTAGTCCATTAGCGAGTCCTGGTGGAGCATTACCAGTTTCAATAACATCTTACCCAATTACAGTTGGAGCAGGAGCAACAAAAAATGTAGGTCCAGCTAGTGGAAGAGGTAGTCCAGGAAATAATTCAGTTTTTTCAACAATAACATCAACAGGTGGAGGTGGTGCTGGTGGAGATCCAAATAGTCAAAATGGATTACCAGGAGGATCCGGTGGAGGTGGATCAAGATCAGGTCCTTCACCAATAGCAGGTGGATCAGGAAATACACCACCAGTAAGCCCTTCACAAGGAAATAATGGTGAACCAGGATTAGGAGTTCCAGCTAGAGGAGGCGGCGGAGGAGGGGCAGGTGCTGCAGGAGGAACTGGTACACAAACGTATGGTGGAAGTGGTGTAGGTACAGGAATTAATCCAAGTCCAAGTGTTGGAACACCAGGACCAAGTGCACCTTTAAGATATTTTGCAGGTGGTGGAGGAGGTGGTGGAGACTGGCCATATACTGGTCAAGGAGCTAATGGTGGAACAATTGGTGGTGGTGGACCTAGTTATCAAGGACCATTTACACCAGCTACACCAGGTCAATATGCAATAGATGGAACAGCTAATACAGGAGGCGGTGGAGGTGGTGGAAGTAATAGTGGAGGATCATCAGGTGGAGCATCCGGTGGCTCAGGAATAGTTGTAATAAGATACAAATACCAATAAAATAAAATTATGAGTGAAATTAAAGTAAATAAAATTAGTCCTAAACAAACATGTACTCAATTAACATTGGGCGACAGTGGAGATACAATTATCATTCCAGCTGGTGCAACGATCACGAATAATGGTACAGCTACGGGATTTGGAAGAACAGGAACAGTTGATTGGGACACAACTAAAAAGACAACAGGATTCACGGCAGTATCAGGAGTTGGATATTTTTGTGATACTACTTCAGCAGCTTTTACAGTAACTTTACCAGCAACTCCTTCAGCAGGAGCAATTGTTGGTATATCAGATTACGCAAATACTTTTGCAACAAATAATTTAATAGTCGGAAGAAATGGTTCTAATGTTGGTGGAATTGCGGCTAATCCTATTTTATCAACTAGTGGTGTTTCAGTAACTTTAGTATATGTAGATTCAACACAAGGTTGGATTGTAACAGATTCAGGAAATAGATCTGATTTACCTCCACCACAATTCGTAACAGCAACAGGTGGAACTATCACAACTTGTGGAGATTATAAAATTCATACATTTACAGGACCAGGAACTTTTGCAGTTTCATCAGCAGGTAATCCTGCTGGATCATCAACTGTTGATTATTTAGTTGTAGCGGGAGGAGGAGGTGGTGGTGGAATATCGGCTGCTGGTGGAGGTGGAGCAGGTGGTTTTAGATATTCAAATTCAACTTTTCCAGTATCAGGTGCTCCAGGTGCTCCTTTAGCATCTGTAACAGCTTTACCTGTAACAGCAATAAATTATCCAATTACAGTTGGAAGTGGAGGAGTAGGTTCTACTACATGTGGTGTAAATGGAACTTCTGGTAATCCTTCTATTTTTTCAACTATAACATCAGCGGGTGGGGGAGGAGGAGCATCTTCTAGTTCTCCAACATCGGGAGGTGGTGCTACTCCATCTGTTCCAGGTCTTGCTGGATATTCAACTGGACTTCCAGGTGGTTCTGGTGGAGGAACAAGAGGAACTTTTTATAATCCAGGAGCACCTCAACCAGTCAATTATTATTACAATCCTTCTATTGGTAATTTTGCTGGAACAGGTAATACACCTCCAGTAAGTCCACCGCAAGGAAATCAAGGTGGAATGGGATATGATAGTATTACTACTAATTCACAATCTGGCGGAGGAGGTGGTGCGATGGCTGTAGGTAGTTCTGCAAGAGGACCTGGAAATGGAGCGAATACTGGTGGAGCAGGTGGTGTAGGAGCTGGTTTACCAAGTGATTTTGGAGCTAATGGAGTTCCTAGTGGAGGATATAGATATTATTCTGGAGGGGGTGGAGGAGGTCAAGACCCTTCTCCTGGACCTGGTGGTGCTGGGGGATTAGGTGGCGGTGGAATTGGAGGAGGTTCACCTGGAAACAATTCCGTTGCTGGAACAACAAATTCAGGAGGTGGAGGTGGAGGTGGTGGAGGAGGACCATCTAATGGATCATCTGGTGGATCAGGTATAGTTGTAATAAGATACAAATTCCAATAAAAACTATGGATTTACAATTAACAAAAACTAAATTATAATAGGAGACAATTATGGCACATTTTGCAAAATTAGGAGCGAACGGAAAAGTTATAGCAGTATTAACATTAAATAATAGTGATATGTTAAATGCTTCTGGGGTTGAAGACGAATCAGTAGGTCAACAATATCTAGA